CAGGCGGCGGCCGCCCCCGCATGCAGCACCGCCGGCAGCGCCAGCCGCAGCACCCTGTCGCTTCCGGAAGCCATCCGGCGCGAGCGGGCGGTGGCGCGCGGATAGCCGCCCGCCTCGTCGAAATGGTCGAGGATCGCCTCGCCGGCGAAGTCGCTCGCCTGCCCGCGGCTCTCCTCGAAGGCGGCCTCGTCCGGCCGTTCCGCGGTGACGCCGATCTCCTGCGCGGCGATCCCCGAGCGCATGCGCGAGCGGAAGACGAGCGTGCCGCCCGCCTCCGCCGCGTCGATCTGGAAGGCCTCCATCAGCGGCTCGATGAGCGCGCGCGCCGACATCTGCCCGGCCTGCACGAAGCCGGTGAGGTCGCCCGCCACGCCCGAGACGTCGAAATCCGTGAAACCATGGTCCGTCAGCACCGCCGCGATCACGTCGGCCACGGTGCCGGCGCCCAGCCTGCCGTTCAGCCAGTGGCCGCGCTGCCAGTTGCCGCCGTCCGACCACACGTCCATCCGTTCCGGAAAGGCCGGATAGGGCCGCGCGTCCCAGGTCCAGACGAAGACATGGCCGGGATCGACCATGCCCTCCTCCGGGCCGCTGCCCTGCCACCAGGAATGGTGCGCGTCGAGGAAGCGGCGCTGGGCGGCGTCGCTGCGCGCGCCGCCGGAATGATAGGGCAGCGCGTCCTCGGAGCTCTTCGGGTCGGTGAAGACGTTGGGCTGGTTCGCCCCCTTGTCGACGGCCGGGCAGCCGAGCTCGGTGAACCAGACCGGCTTCGAGCGCGGCACCCAGGCCGTATGGTCGGCAAATTCCGCCCCGCCCGCGCCGCGCTCGTAGTGCCGCCGCGTCCACCAGCTTTCGAGGTCCTTGTAGCGGAAAACCCAGGGTTTTCCCGCCATGCCGTCGGTGATCGGCGTGCGGATGCGGTTGCGCCGGTCGGCAGCACTCGCATAATACCAGTCGAAGCCCTCGCCGCCGGCGATCTGGCCGCGCATCGCCGCCCGGTCCTCGGCATGGCGGAAGCCGTCCGGGTTGCCCGCCTCCGTGTCGCCGTCCTGCCAGTCGGAGAGCGGCATGTAGTTGTCGATGCCGATCGCGTCGATCGCCGGCGAGGCCCAGAGCGGATCGAGGTTGAAATGGACGGCGGAGGACCCTTCCGGCCGGTAGCCGAAATATTCGCTCCAGTCCGCCGCATAGGCGATCTTCGTGCCGCCGCCGAGGATGGCGCGCACGTCGGCGGCGAGATCGGCGAGCGCCGCGACGAAGGGAAAGCCGCCCGCCCCGTCGCGAAGCCGCGTCATCCCGCGCATCTCCGAGCCGACGATGAAGCCGTCCACCCCGCCCGCCGCCGCGGCGAGCAGCGCATAATGCAGGATCAGCCGCCGGAACCCCTCGTCACTGGCCGGCCCGGTAACCGTCGTGCCGGCGACCGAGAAGTCGGAAGCCTCCACCTCCCCGACGAAAGCCTCGACCTGGCTCTTCGCCGAACCCGTGCCGTCGGCGGACGGCGGATGGCAGGTGATGCGCCCGCGCCAGGGATAGGGCGCCTGCCGCGAGCCGCCATAGGGGTCCGGCAGGTCGTTTGCCGCCGGCACGTCCATCAGCATGAACGGATAGAGATAGACCTCCAGCCCCCGCCGCCTGAGATCGTTTATCGCCGCGACGACGCTCTCGTCGGAGGGCGTGCCGCCATAGGCCGGCCCGCCGCCGCTGCGGCTCACCACATGCGCCGCCCCGCGCGAGACGCCGCTGACCCGCCAGGGCCGGCTCTCCGCCGTCCGCGCCGGCACCTCGACGCCCGGCACGATGCGGCAATGGCCGGCGCGCAGGTCCGTGCCGAACCAGGCGACGACGAGGCCGACGCGTTCGAGGTTCGGACAGAGCGCCTGCAATTCGTCGATCGAGGCCTCCCAGTCGGTGGCGGCCGTCGTCGTGTTCCGGTTGATGTTGCGCCCGGCCCCCGCCCCCGTCTTCTCCGTCACCGGCCGCGGGTCGTAGCCGTGCTCGCTCGATCCGGGGATGACGGTGACGGCGCGGATCTTCTTCTCCAGCGTGCCCACCGGCCGCATCACCTCGAACTGCAGCACCGGGATGCGGTTGCCGAAGACATCGAGCGGCAGCCGCTCGAAGACGGCATAGGCGAGGCCCCGGTAGGCCGGCGCGTTGCCCGCCCCCTGCTTCGCCTCGATCAGCGGGTCGGGCGCCTGGGACGCCGTGCCGCGATGGATGCGCATCTCGATGCCGGCGAGGTCGATCTCGCGCCCGTCGGCGAAGACCCGGCGGACGCCGGCGATCGGTCCCTCGCAGATGCCGACGGCGAAACTGGCGAAATAGCGGAAGGTCTCGACGCGCGTGCCGGTCGCCTTGCCGCCCTCGCGCTCGACGGCCACCTCCTCCTCGAAGCGCGTCGCCCAGATCAGCGTGCCGCCGACGCGGGCGGTGCCGTAGACGCGGCTTATCGCCGTGCCCTCGTCGGCGCCGGGGATGCGCGCGTCGCCCATCCGCGCGCCGGAGATCGTCGCCGTGCCGGCGATCAGCGCGCGGTCGACGGCCGAGCCCGCGAGCGCGCCGGCCGCCCGGCCGAGGATCGCGCCGAAGGGGCCGAACAGGCCGCCGAGGGCCGCGCCCGCCGCCTGAAGAAGAAGCGTTGCCATGGCTCAGGGTTGCTCCGGAAAACGGAAGACGCCGGCGATCCGCCGCCGCCAGGAGGGCACGAGCGGCGATTCCACCACCGCCGCCTGCTCGTAGGCATGGATGAAGCGCTCGCCGGGGGTGGCGATCCCCGCATGTTTCGCCGCCGCCCCCGCCTGCCAGCGGAAGATCACGAGATCGCCCGGCCGCAGCTCGGAAAGCGTCAGCGCCGCGCCGCAATGACGCACGGCGGCGAGGAGCAGCCGCTCCTCCCCCGCCCGCTCCGCCCAGTCCGGTGCATAGGGCCCCGGCACCTCCGGCTCGCGCCCGTAAAGCTCGCGCCAGACGCCGCGGATCAGCCCCAGGCAATCGCAGCCCACGCCCTTCCGCGACCCCTGGTGCCGGTAGGGCGTGCCGACGAAGGTCCGGGCTATGGCGACGATGCGGGCGGCGTGATCACCCCCCTCTTCCCTGCCGGGCAGAGGGGGGTTCGGCGACACGATCCCATCGTCACTCATAAAGCACCCGCCCGTCATGCACCGTATCCCCGTCCGCATAGCCATAGGCGAAGTCGCTGCCCGGCATATGCGGGAACCCGCGGAAATTGAGCCCGTTGCCGAATTTCCCCTTGCAGGTCGCGAAGCGCTTGTCGCAGCCCGCCGTCACCCGCACCCCGTCCCCCGCCTTGACGCCGGAAGGCATGGGCAGCCAGAGCGTCAGTTCGCTCGTCCCGCCCGGCCGGCGATGATCCTCGATGTCGGCGACAAGCCCCTCCGCCGCCCCGCTGGTGAAGACGAGCACCCCGTAGCGGAAGAACCGCTCGGAAAAGTCCGAGATCCCCGCGACCCGGATGCGCAACTCGTCGAGCACCGCGCTCACCGTCCCCGTCGCCCGGTAGTCGGAAGACGCGGCGTCCACCCCGCAGCGCGCGTCGCCGAGCACCGCGTCGCAGCGATGGCCGTAGACCCGGCCGCGCACGGCATCGAGCCGGTGCGCGAGCCGCCGCAGCTCGGCCCGGAACAGCTCGCCCTCGCGCCGCACCTCGCCCAGCTCGGCGCTGCGCAGCAGGAGCCGCTCGGACGGGCTCTGCCAGTTGACGAGATAGACCTCGACGCCCGCCCCGTCGTAGCGCCCGGCGGCGAGATCCTCCGCCCGGATCGCCTCGGCGGAGAAGCCGCCCGCCACCTCGCCACCCTCCGCCGAGAGCCCGTTGCCGTCCTCCGCCTCGCTCGCCGCAAAGCCGCTCGCCGCCGCATAGATGGTGCCACCGAAGGAAAGATCATGGTCGTGGTCGGTGAAGCCGAGCACCGTGCCGTCGCGCCGGCTCACCCGCCAGGCATGGCAGAGCGTCGTCGCCCCGCCGTCGAGATGGGCGGCAAGTGCCGCGGGAAGCGTCCTCATGGCCGGATCTCCACCAGGGGGATCGAGGGAATGCGCCCCGCCTCGAACCCGGACAGGTCGACATCGATCCGGTCCGTGTCGAAGCGCACCGGCACGTCGAACTCGAAGCCCGCGCGGATCGTGCCCGAAGCCGGTATCTTGCCCGCCTTGAAGGTCACGACGCCCGTCCCCGCATCCACCGTATAGTCCGCCGCCGGCACCGCCGCGCCGCCGACCGAGAGCACGACCGTGCCCGCCACCGGCTTCTCGATGGTCCTCACCGTCTCGCCGCCCGCGTCCGCATAGCGCTTGACGAGCTGGAAGGCGGCCGTCTCGCCGTTGCCGGTGCCGATCCGCTGGTCGGAGGCCGAGATCGTCCCGCCCGGCGGGCAGGACCGGTGGTCGACCGGATCGCGGAAGCGGAACCCGTAGAACTGCCCGGCCCGTGCCTCGAAGAAGGCGAGCACCGCATAGAGATCGTCGATCGAGCGCACGCCCGAGCCGGCGTCGTAGTGCCGCCGCGCGTCGCGCCAGCGCCGGTTGCGGTTCTCCCGCCCGTTGGAAAGCGCGACGATATCCGTCCGCCTGACCGGCCCGCCGCTGGTGCCGAGCGCCACCCGCAGCGGAAACCGAACCTCATGAAATCCCGCCATTCCCGTCTCTCCGATGAAGGAAGCCGATCTGTAACTGCGCGGCACGAGCAGGGCCGCGCCCTACCTCCCCTCTGCCCCCCAAGGGGGAGATTGGATGGGGCACCGCCTTGCCTCTTGCCGATCTCCCCCCTTGTGGGGGAGATGCCCGGCAGGGCAGAGGGGGGTGCCGCCCCCGACATGCCGCCCCTCAAAGGCTCCGCTGCCCCCGCCCCACGGCCCGCGTCAGCATCGCCGCGATCTGCCCTTCCGACTTGCGGAAGCTCGCCGCGTCCTGCGCCGTCACGTTGAAGACGATGCGCGGCCCGCCGCCGCCCTCGGCCGCGACGCCGAGCGCCCCGTCCGGCCCGCGCTTGAGCGGCAGGATCGCCTCCGCCCCCGCCTCGCCCATCAG